TCTGTAGAATCAGCATCTCTTTGCTTTGCAAGAATCCATTCTGGGGCTTGTGATAAACCATGCCCCACTGTAGCTGCAGAACCTGTTCCAGTGTAGCTAACTATACTAAATCCTGCCTCAGTATTTTCAGAAACTTTTGATTGTATTGACCCACTAAAATTACTAGAACCAAAGGTGCTATTAGTGTTTACCTGACCACCCATACCACTGTGATAATGACAAAAATAATATAGAGTAGGCGCAGATGCCGCTACAGTAATTATTAGTTTGCGACTTGTAGCAGAGCTAAATCCTGATACAAAAGCAGATTCTGTTACGTCAGAACCATCTAACTGATAAGTTACACCCGTGTTATATGTTGAACCACCACCATGACTTCCATTTGCTGTTTCAGATAGTTTCATGGGGTGTGAACTCATTGAACTATCTGATTGGTCAAACGTATATGTTCCACCCTCTTGTAAATCTAAAGTTACTGCGCTTGTACCAAAATCATCAAATCTATATTTATTTCCACTATCTGAAACTACTTTTACTGTATAGGTTTTAGTTGGAGTAGAACTGCCAGCTAACCAGTTCCATGCAACATAAGTTTGTGAACTTGTGTTCATTGAATAATCATTACTAGAAACTGGAACGTCAATAGTATTATTCGTATTAAAATTAAATGAGCTAAAACCATACTCATCTACTTGTTGATTGGAGTTCATAAAGAAATCACCAATAACCCGATTACCTAAACTGTGATGACCAGTGCTACTGCTTCTACTTTTTACCCAAACAAAACCCGGATTAAATTGCAATATATGAGGAGAAGTAGAGCCAATAGTTTGGGTAGAATTGCCATCCCCAGTGTATAACAACGTATTAAAATAATCCTCTGGTTCTTCACCTTCATTAGGGTCTATGCCGGGGTCAGAAAGGTTGGCTGCACAAAGGGCTAAAAAACCAGACGGTGGTGCATATTCAAATGTACCAAACCCATTCTCGTCTGCATTTGCTGATGATACACCTTCACTATCTTGACCAAAATTAAACCTAAAAGTTGTCTGTGCAGTTCCGCTTGTTTTTAATCCATCACATGCTGCTGGAAGAATATGATTGTTAGAAAACGTATGTGAAATAGTTCCTTGTGAAACATTATTTTTATAAAATGTAATTTCATCATCATCTAAATTAAGAGCAACACCAATAATATCATTAGTACCCCAAGTTGCACCATAAACTGAAGCAACGCCATTTATAAACTTATACGCTCCAGAATAATAACTAATACTATCTACGCCACCATTTCCTAAAAGATATCCAACTGCACTATTAGTGTTTAATGAATCAAATGTATCATCAATCACGCCAATAAAAGGCGCACCACCACCATCAATAACATCTATTTCCCAATACCATTTTCCAGATGTAACTCCAATTGAACCAACAGCCACTCCATAACCAAGAACAGATGTAAGGTGTTTTAAATTTCCTTCTGATTGAGTTCCTACTGAAGTTAATGGGTTTATTGTACACCAATTATTTGTAGGGCTATCTGGCACTACATCTGTTGCCGCAAAAGTTACAGTAGTTAAATCGTTTTCATTACCACTTGTGTCATCACCTATCGCAGAGCTATCTTGAAATTTTAATCTGAAACCATTGTTTCCAAATGTTAGGCCAGATGTGTCTTTAGGTATCCAAATACCCTCTTTAGTTTCAGCAAACTCTGTTGGGGCTAAAACGCTACCATCAATAAAATGAACCTCTGCCATGTACCCTTCAAATGGATTTGATGTATTATTATTTGACGCACCAACTTGAAGAATTGTACCGCTCTGGTTTGCGTATGCTGGTCTATTTAAGGGCAATGTTCCTGTAATTGTTTCTTCATTGCCATTTATGTAAATTCTAATCCTGTTTGCGGCTGTTGCATTAGCAGAATCAAAATTTAAAACAACATGATACCACGCTGAAGGGTCACGCAAAAGACTACTGCCATACAAAACATAATATGTGCTTACGCCATCGGAATCATAAAAACCTAGTTTGTGGTCACTTCTCAGGTAAAACGGAAATTGCCCTGTAGAATTATCATAACCACCAATAATCATTCTTGATGCGGCTGAAATATTTCCCAACTTAATCCAAGCAGATATAGTATATTTTTTTTCTAAAGTTGGAGTGCCTTGTGTAATCTTTAAATAATTAGCATCCCCATCCTCAAATCGTAGGGAGTTTTCTATTGTGTGTGAATAAAATTGTCTAGTTTTATACCACTGTGAAGAACCTAATGGACCTGACATTTATTTTTCCTATGAGAAAGCAAGCTGTGCTTGACCCAACAATATAGAGTTATCTGCTTTTATAATATAAGGAACTAAATCGACTGCACTGTTTGCAGCAGAAAGAATTATAGAACCACCACCACCCGGTACTTCATAATCACTAGCAACAGAAAGAGTTCCGGGTGAACCAGAACTTGGTTGAGTAAACAGTATAAAACCAGATTGACCTACATTACCTGCTTCTGTAGTTGGATTAGCTAAAGTATTTGACCCCGAAGACAATGTTACAAAAAAGTTTTGAAAGGTATCAAAGTCTAAAGTAAGACCACTAGAGGTATCAGTATTACCCTGCAAACCTGTGTTATATGTAACTGCCCCGTTGTATACAATAGTTCCTGTATATGTACCACCCGTAGCTGGCACAGTATCAGCTACACTAAATACATCGTACACTACAACTTCAACTACATCACTTGCAGATAAAGCAGATAAACCAGCGATTGTGTTAGCAGTGTTTGTGTTGTAGTCTGTACCAGCAACAAGTGTAACACCATTAAGCATAACATCTACGTATAAGCCATCTGCAAATGCAAGTGTTAAACCATTATCATCTACTCCTGACAAAGTTGTTTCGCTACCAGATGCAGTATAATAATAGCGTTGTCTAACACCAAACTCTGGGGATTTACCTATATATGGCATTTATGACCACTCCTCTGTTGGTGCAGTGGGCCATGTTTCTGATTGTGTATCAGATACGCTAGCATTATCTCTTCGCCTTATAGCACGCAAAGAGGCTCTATAAGCTGCAAATGCAGAAACACAATCAGCAGTTAAACCTGAATTTGGTGATTGTGTCCAATCAGTTGAAGCAAGAAGATTTTGAGATACAATTTTACTATTCATAACTAAACACCTTTAATGCCAAAGATAGATACAGTTCCAAAAGCAGCAGCTTGTGTTGCTGAAAATGAAACATTTGTCCCAACGCTATCCCCTTGGATTATGCCAAAAAGAATATCTGTTGATGTTCCTGATAAATCACCTTCTTCATCTACAGAAAGAAAATCTTCTTGCCAAATACCATCAACATCAGTTGACAAGTATTGGTTCATCACCAAGTTTCCTGTTATTTGATTGGCTAAAGTTGTAGATTGGGTATTGTGAATCCTCGCAGTCCCTCTAAAGTTTCCGCTCCCTGTTGCAGCTATAGTTCCACCAATCTGATGTATCCCATCAGGACTTACATGATATGATTTGCCATCAGTGGTTGCACCCGCTTGATTGAAAGTTGACATTCCCACGACATCATTTGTCAAACGAGTATTAGCATTTGAAAAACTTGCGAAAAGATGTCTAGCCGCACTATCTCCATTTCTTGTAATATCAAACTCAACTTGGTAAACATCATAAGAAGAGGAAAAACAATTTGTGAAATCAAAAGCTGTAGTGGATGCACTACCTTGTGCCACAGTTTTCTTTTCTATTAAAACCAGCCCACCGCTTGGAGTTGCGTTAGCTACAGTTTGACCTCCAGCTACATTTGCTAAATCTCTTGCTCTGCTCATACTATTCCCCTATGGTTTTTCAGGCCAACTCACATCATCAAGTGATGTTGCTGTTTTTGTGATATCACGCAGAGCCTGACGGTAGTCAATCTGTGCTTTCGTCATCTATTTATCCTTATGCATATTCTTCAATATAAACAATTCCAGCTTTGCCAGCACCGCCATCATAATTCGTTGTAGTGTTTGTATTAATAGCACCAGTGCCACCTGCACCAAAACCATCTGCGGTTGTACCAGCAGCATCGCCTTGAACAGCTTTTGGTCCACCGCCAAACATACTGTTACCACCTTCG